CACCGGTCAGCGTCAGTCAGCAGGGTGGTGGCGAGTCCAGCCAGGCAGACACCATCGGAACGGCGCGGCAGCTTCAGGGCATTGTTCAGCAGACCATCACTGACCGGCTTAAAAAGGAGATGGGGCCGGGTGGTGTACTTTACCCAAGGAGGTAGCAGTGACAGACACATTCAGCTGGCGCACCCGTAAATCAGCCCGGGGAACAGAAAGCGCCCGGACGCTTCAGTCCCAGTTTGGCGACGGGTATAAACAGGTCGCCGGAATGGGGCTCAATGACAGGTCCGAAGTCTGGGATCTTGACTGGACGGGAACACGAAACGAGGCCGCAGTGCTGCGTGCGTTCCTTATGTCGCACATCACAAAATCGTTCTGGTGGACGAACCCCTGGGGGGAGAAGAAGCTCTACCGGATGAGGGCTGATTCCTTCAGTGTTTCGTTCCCCTCCGGGAAAAAAGCGACTGTAGCGTTCACGTTCGAGCAGTCCTTTGCTCCCTGATTATCTTCAAAACCAGAATGACTGACCGCCTCCGGGCGGTTTTTTTATGGGGTGAATATGAGTTTCACGCAGGATATACAGCAGCTGGAGCCGGGCCAGCTAGTCCAGTTGATTGAAATAGACGGCACCGAATTTGGCATGGATACCGTCCTGCGCTTCCATGCCCACAATATTGCTTCTGCAGGCTGGGCTGCATTCGCGGCTGACAACCTCCCTGCCATTATCTGGCAGGGTCAGCAGTACGACCCTTACCCTTACGAGCTGAAAGGCCTGGAGTTGTCCAGCACCGGGGCGCAGCCCACACCCACGCTTTCCGTGTCGAACGTCGGCAACTATGTGACTGCGCTGTGTCTCGAGTACGACGACCTGGCGAGGGCAAAGGTGAAGATCCACACCACGCTGGCGAAATATCTCGACGCGGCCAACTGGACAGCCGGCAACCCGAACGCCAGCCCGGCGGACGAGCGCGTGCAGCTTTTTTACGTCAACGCCAAAACCGCTGAAACGCGGGTGCAGGTCGACTTTGAACTGTGCTCACCCTTTGACATACAGAACCTGCAGTTGCCCACCCGGCAGATCACGCCAGTCTGCACCTGGTGCACGCGCGGCTGGTACCGCACCGGCACCGGATGTGACTACAACGGGAACCGCTATTTTCTTAAGGATGGCACCCCCACGGACAACCCGGCGCTGGATATGTGCGGCGGCCAGATGCAGGACTGCGAAGCGCGGTTCGGGACGGGTAACCCGCTGCCGTTCGGCGGCTTCCCGGCGGCAAACCTTCAGGGTAAATAACCATGATCCGCGCCCACGTCGCTGCGGAATATCCGAACGAGGCCTGCGGCGTGGTGGTGCAGGCCGGGCGGGCGCAGCAGTACATTCCGTGCCGCAATATTTCAGCAACGCCCACTGAGGCCTTCACGATCTCGCCAGAGGATAAGCTGGCAGCGTCGGAGCAGGGCGAAATCATTATGGTTATCCACTCCCACCCGGATGTGGTGCAGCTCGTGCCGTCCGAAATGGACAGGGTGCAGTGCGACTGGTCCGGGGTGGAATGGGGCATCATGAGCTGGCCGGACGGTGATTTCTGCACGCTGGCACCCCGTGAGGACCGGGACTACGCCGGGCGGCGCTGGGTACTGGGCTTTGCTGACTGCTGGGCGCTGATCCGTGAGTGGTACCAGCGCGAGCACGGCATTACCCTGGGCGATTACTCGGTACCGTACGAGTGGTGGGAGCAGGGCGAAAATCGCTACGACGATAACTGGGAGGCGGAGGGCTTTATCCAGGTGGACCCCACTGATATGCGTCACGGCGATATGATCATGATGCGCATACAGGCGTCGGTAACCAACCACGCGGCCATTTACCTCGGTCGCCACGAGTACCAGGACAATATCATGCTGCATCATAATTTCGGCAACCTGTCTGCCCGGGTGCCGTACGGCAAATATTACCGCGACCGCACCGTTCTTGTGGTCCGACACAGGGAGCTGATGAATGCTGAAAACACTGATTCTTGAAGGCCGTATGGCGAAAAAGTTCGGGCGCGAACACCAGTTTCACGTTGAGGATCTGCGCGAGATGCTGCGCGCCATGTCCAGCCAGGTCCCGGGCTTTAAACGCTACCTGTCAGAAGGACATATGCAGGGGATCCGCTTTGCCTTCTTCAATGGTAAAAACAACATCGGTCTTGATGAATTCGACATGACCCGCAGTGGCACGGTGTACCGGATTTCGGCCATTACCGAAGGTTCAAAGCGCGGCGGTGTGCTGCAGATCGTTATCGGGGCGGTGGCTCTCGTGGCCGCGTATTTTACCGCGGGTGCCTCGCTGACGGCGATAGGTCTGAGCACGGCTGCCGCAACCGCGACAACAACGGCCCTGACGGGTCTCGGCCTGTCGATGATGCTGGGCGGAGTGGTGCAGTTGCTTACCCCACAGCCGAAATACAACGTCGGTGCCTCGTCCAGCACGGACAACAAACCCAACTACGCCTTTGGCGCGCCGGTGAATACCGTGGCTGTGGGTTATCCGGTACCTGTGTTTTTTGGTGAGCGCGAGATCGGCGGGGCCGTCATCAGCGCGGGGATCTTCTCCAGCGACCAGCAGTGAAATTTATTGTCAGCTACAGGTCACCTCCGGGTGGCTTTTTTTATGGGTGAAATATGCGACTTCCCGAAGATGAAACCCTTATTCAGGGACGTAAAGGCGGTGGCGCTAAACAGCACACTCCTGTTGAGGATCCGGATGACCTGCTGTCGACAGCAAAATTAAAAATGCTGCTGGCGATCGCAGAAGGTGAAATTCAGGGTGAGCTGACGGCACAGAACATCTTCCTTAACGACACCCCGCTGGCGAACGCCGACGGCAGCTACAACTTCACCGGCGTGAAGTGGGATTTTCGCCCGGGCACTCAGGATCAGGACTACATTCAGGGATTGCCTGAGGTCGACAACGAAATGTCGGCCAACGTGACCGTCACCACCACCGCGCCGTGGACACGCCAGTTCTCAAACCTGATGCTGGATGCCGTGCGTATTAAGCTGAGCCTGCCCGTCCAGTACACCTATAAAGACAACGGCGATATGGTCGGCACGGTCACGGAGTACGCCGTTGATCTCTCGACTGATGGTGCTGCCTGGCAGACGGTGGTTAACGGCAAATTCGACGGAAAGACAACCACGGAATACCAGCGCGACATCCGCATTGACCTGCCAGCAGCCACAACCGGCTGGGCGGTTCGGGTGCGTCGCATCACGCCTGATTCCGTGGGTAACTCAAAACTGATAAACGCCTTCAAGGTGTTCTCTTTCGCTGAGGTGATCGACAGCAAGTTACGCTATCCCAATACAGCACTGCTTTATATCGAGGTCGATGCCAGCCAGTTTACCAGCGGCGCGCCTAAGGTGACATGCAGACCAAAGGGCAAGCTGGTTCGTGTGCCTGACTCCTATGATCCGGTAACACGCACTTACAACGGTACCTGGTCGGGTGGCTTCAAAATGGCCTACACCAACAACCCGGCCTGGATATTTTACGATCTGGTGCTGGATGAGATTTACGGCATGGGTACCCGCATTGATGCAGGCATGATCGATAAGTGGGAGCTGTACGCCATTGCACAGTATTGTGACCAACGGGTTTCGAACGGGGCGGGCGGCACTGAGCCGCGGTTTACCTGCAACGTTTACATCCAGAGCCAGCAGGACGCTTACACCGTTCTCAGCGATCTGGCTGCGGTATTCCGGGGGATCACTTTCTGGGGCAACGACCAGATTTACGTGCGGGCAGATGTGCCGCAGGATGAGGTTGATTTTACCTACCACGCATCAAACGTCATCGACGGACTGTTTACCTATGGCGGCGGCAGTTACAAAAACCGCTACTCATCTGCCCTGGTCTCCTGGTCTGATCCCCAGAACCATTACAGCGACACCACAGAGAGTGTTTACGACTCTGACCTGGTAAAGCGGTACAAGGTCAACCAGATGTCGATGACGGCGATCGGCTGCACCTCCCAGAGTGAGGCCCATCGCCGGGGCCGCTGGGCATTGCTGTCAAACGCGCGCGACGGAACGGTATCATTTGGTGTGGGGCTGGACGGGTATATTCCGCTGCCGGCTGAAATCATTGGTATCGCGGATCCGTTCCGTGCCGGCAAGCAGAACGGCGGGCGTATCCGGGCGGTGAACGGGCGTAATGTCACGCTTGATCGTCCCGCTGACTACGGCGCAGGCGATCGCCTGGTGGTCAATCTGCCTGACGGCAAGGCGCAGACGCGGACAATCTCGGCGGTCAGCGCGGACAAACAGACAGTGACGGTTGCTACCTCCTTCAGACTGCAGCCTGAACCCGGCGCGGTGTGGGCCATTGACAGCGACAATCTGGCTATCCAGTATTTTCGCGTGACATCCATCCGGGCGAACGATGACAGTAATGGTGGTTTTACAATCACTGGGGTTCAGCACGACTCGAATAAGTACCGTTATATCGATGACGGTGTACGCATTACCCCTGCGCCGGTGACCGTCACACCGGTTAGCGTTCTGCCGGCACCGAAAAATATCCTTCTCACCGAAACCGATCACATCGAGCAGGGGCTTACTATCGCTACCATGAATGTGTCCTGGGATCGGGTGGACGGCGCTATCAGGTACCAGGCCCAGTGGCGCAAGGATAATGGCGACTGGATAAACGTCCCGGTGAGCAGCGCTCAGGGGTTTGCTGTGCAGGGGATCTACACCGGGAACTACGACGTGCGGGTGCGTGCGCTGAACGCGCAGGAGTCAGGTTCGCCGTGGGGCTACGCCGACACGACTTACCTCACGGGCAAAACCGGAAAACCTGGCACGCCGCAGAGCCTGCTGGCGAGCGACGATGTGGTCTGGGCTATCGATATCACCTGGGCGTTCCCGGATGGTGCCGGTGATACGGCTTACACCGAGCTTCAGCGCGCCACCACGGATGACAAGGCTAATCCGCAGTTACTGGCGCTGGTGCCGTATCCGGCGACACACTATCAGCATGGTCCAATGCTGGCGGGCGTCAGTCAGTGGTACCGCGCGCGCCTGGTCGATCGCATCGGCAACACCGGCGACTGGACCACGTGGGTAGCAGGCCAGTCCAGCTCGAAAGCCAGTGATTACCTCGACATGATCGGCGACACGCTCGAGCAGACCGACGGCTATAAAAACCTTGTCTCAGACATCGCCGATCTCAGCGGCGATATTCAGTCAGCGCGCGACGACATCAGCAAAGTTACGACAGAGTCGGCGACGACCAAAGCGGGACTGGCGCAGGAGGTCACGGACCGCAAGAAAGCGATCTCCGATCAGGCAACGGCTCAGGGCCAGGCGCTGCTGACCGAAAAGAACGAGCGTGTCGCGGATATCAGCAACGTCAATCAGACGATCCAGACCACCACCGACTCGCTGGCGCAGCAGATAGCCCAGATTTCGGCGGGGACAGGATCGCAGTTCGACCCGGCCAAAATCTGGTACTTCGATTCGAC